CCGGTCGAACACCTCGACCAGCCGGGCGAAGTCCATCAGGGCGCGGCTTAGCCGGTCGATCTTGTAGACCACCACGACGTCGACCCGCCCCGCTTCGATGTCGGCCATCAGCCGCCGCAGTGCCGGTCGCTCCAGTGTACCGCCCGAGAAGCCGCCGTCGTCGTACGGATCAGCCAGTTCGACCCAGCCCTCCGAGCGTTGGCTGGCAATGTAGGCGCTACAAGCCTCTCGCTGGGCATCGAGGCTGTTGAACTCCATGTCGAGCCCTTCCTCACTCGACTTGCGGGTATAGATGGCGCACCGGAGCTTGCGGACGACCGGCTTCTTCATGCCGCCCTCCGCCGGTTCTTGAGGCCGAAGAAGAGCAGCCCGTTCCAGCGGGTGCCGGTGATCGCCCGGGCGATCGCCGACAGCGACTTGTAGGGGCGGCCCTGCCATTCGTAGCCGTCGGCCATCACCGTGACGGTGTGCTCGACGCCCTGGTACTCGCGGATCAGCCGGGTGCCGGCGATGGGGATGTCGCTGCCTCGCAGCCGGCGCACGGCGATGTTGCCGCCGTCCAGCTGTTCGCCCAGCTGCTCCAGCCGGCGCACCGTCTCGGGCTTCAGGCCGCCATATGCCAGCTCCTGGATCCTGTAGGCCAACCGGCTTTCCAGGAAGCGCCGATTGTAGGGCGGGGGCAGAGTATGGAAGAGCGCCGTCCACTGTTCCTTTAGCTTGGCGGTGGGCGTCGTCTTCAAGGCCGCGATGCGGGCCAATACCGTGTCGTGATCCTTCATGCCGTTCTCCGTGTGAGGGTGTCGGCATGACCGCTTCGGTCGGGCAGGAAGTCGACGGAACTGTCTCCCGGGTCGGCAGATAGTGGACTGGACTTTCGGGCGTGAAGGCGCATGAGGCCGGCGGCCAGGATTTGGCCGAGTTCGATCAGGCGTTCGCTGGGTTTCAATCGATCAGGGTGAAGGGGGCTTGGGTGGTCCATGCTTGGTACCAACCAAAAGCCATTCGGGGACAGACAGTGGGACAGGTTGATCTGCCGTATGCCGCCCGTAGGTTGTGAACAAGTTGTCCCGAGCCGGGCTGGTTGCGGGACGCCTACGAGCCGTGATTATCATGGCGTACGCGGCAGCCTGTGCAGGTGAGAACGTGCGACGCAAGAATTCTGTCGGCCCATCTACTTTGAGTGTCATCGACGACGCGCGCGTGGACCTGGCGCTTGCTTTACTCTCCCTCCGGGAGGGCGACACTGAACCCAACATCGCGCTGCCTGGGCTTCCGTCTGAGCTCGATGATCAGGATCAGATAAACTCGCTTCGGCGGTCGTTGATGGACGCGCTGTCGCCTTTCGACCATGACGAACTGCAGCCACTCGAACAACGTTGCCGCAGGGTTTGCCGTTTGGCGGACGGCAAGGGGCCCTCGTCGCTTGAGATGATTGCTGACCGACAGTTTGATGATGGTCGGCGCCAGGAGTTCATGAGCCAACCGGATCGGCTGTGCCGGAGCATTTGGGCTTACCTAAACGAGCGCGACGCCTTCGAAGATGCTGAAAGCTTCCATTTTGCGAGGCAATTCCGTGAGCACGGCAGGCTCTATGACGCATTCGAAGTAGACCTTGGGGCCCCGGTAACGCTCGATGCGGCATCGATCGATGCCGCCGTACTGGCCGACAGAGTAACCAAGACACTTAAGCTCAAGACTGCTTGCACAGTGAAGGCGATTGATCTACCCGCCACGGCCGCACACCCCGCTTCGATCATGATTATCGTGCGCCATGGTGGGCCGCTATCGAGCGTCCACGATCACAAGAACGACGGGCGTAGAGGAACGATCTACTATCGTCCGCCGAACGAGGCGACGCTGATCTACACTCCCTCGATGCGTCAGATTGAGGTCTGCGCGGACAGTCCGGTGGTTCGCCAGACAGTCAGCGACTCTTTCGCAGAAGTCGCGCTCGGTCATGACGTCTCGCAGAAGCCGCTGACCTGGAAGCACTACAACCTCTTGCGGTTTCGCTCGTCGCTGCGCCTAGAACCGCCCATTGTCGATGGGTACGAAATCAAGTTCGCCCGCGTTCTTGAGGCGGAGGTCCGGCTTGGTGCTTGGCGCCGCAAGCTGCTTCTGAAGGTCACCGTCGATGACGACATCGAGGAGGTGGCTGACCAATATCTCGGAGCGCGCAACGTCTTCCGGCGCGCCGAAGCTCTCAGCCGTATCGGTGTCGCGGTCGCCTACAATCGGGTCGGTGACGAGAGAGAGCGTACACTCAACATCACCATCTCCGGAACGCAGAGATGTAATCTGCAAAGCAACAAGGACCCGGACGAGCGTAGCCTGGGCTTCGCTCTGCTCAAGGAATGGGGGATATTGAGTGCGTTCCGGCAGATCGACGCAGACGATTTGCGTTCGATGTTTATCCAACTTCTAAAGCTCCATGACCGCGCCGATGACGAGGTAGGTGGAGCATATCTTCACGAGCTCGGTTTGGACCCCTATCGCCTGGTTCAGGGCGGCCTTCTCCAGCGCCGTGATCGACAGGATGTCGTTCTGATCGAGGACGACGAACTCGATGGCGAAGGTGACGTAAAGCCATCCGCCACGAGAGGGATGGTCCGGCTAATGGGCCCGTTCGGTGAAGACGCAGGCAAGCGGCCAGCGTTTCATTTCGACAAGTACTCAATCAATGCACAATGGCTTCATGAGACGCTTCTGCAGTTGATGAAACCGCTGCTGAGTAAGCGCGCGCCGCAGATACTCGACGCAGACCTGACGTTGCTCGGAAGGATGCAGATCAATGGCGCCGAGGTACCGGTGTATTTTGGACGGCGCCTCGACGATCACAAGATCGCTGCAAGGCTGGATCTGTTGCTACGGGCTCGGAACAATGAGGGCGTCGGCATCGTGCTTGCGGCCAGTGCGGAGATGCCGGGGTGTCTTGGGCCGAACGTGGTCGTGCCGCTGCTTTCGAACATGTCAGCGAAGGACGAGGAGTTCGTCCTGTCGCGAGACGGTCTCGAACTCGCCTACCGGAACAGCTTCTTGCTCGCGAGCGGAGGCTCGACGCCCCAAGTGGTCCGGTCGGGCGATCAATCCGGCACCCTGTACGTTCCAGGCAAAGACCCGCTGCACTTGGGGGGCAATGACCAGCTTACGATATTCGAGCGCCTCGTAGCCGCGCGCAGGAAAGGCAGTCCAGACGTTCAGGTCAAGGACCTTATGGAAGGCTTCGTCTCTAGAAGCCCCCAGCAGGTATTCGAGAAGGTGATGTGGAAAAGCATCCTGGACGTCTACATCAGTAAGGGGGCTAAGCGCGGCTACTGGCGTCTGGTCGTCGCCAGGTCATCGACGGTAGCCCCCATCTAATGACGATCTAATATGTCGTAGGGGACGATCTAACATAGTGCTGATTATTGGAAGGGCTCCACAACAGAGGAGCCTTCCATGCCGACTCCCATCCAGTCCAGCCAGCCCGGCCCGTTGAGCCGGAGCGGCGCCGAGAATACCAAACCTACGGCCACCGCGAATAGGGAATGGCGCTGCACGCGCTGTCAAAAGTTGCTGGGGGTCCGCCAGGACACCGGCATGCACCTGCGGTTTGCGCGGGCACACGAATACTTCGTGGGCTTTCCGGTCGTGGCGACCTGCCGCGGGTGCGGAACGCTGAACCAGGCGGCCAGCACGGCGCGCTGACGCGCGCATCTACGCCACTCCCTCCAAAATCGCAGAGACGCACGACGTCCTGACCCGGCCAAGACAAGGCGCTGGACGCCTGGCCGCAAGGCAGGCGTCCGATGTCCTCCGCGTGGCACGAGATCCGCGACCACCTCATCAAATCCTCGTCGACCCTTGGCTTCCAGCACAGCTTCGACACCATCCGATGCACGCAGGGACTCCTCGCGCAGTTCCGGGATCCGGCGGCCCTGCTCGACGGGCTGCATCGCTGTTCCGACGTTCCGGCGCGGAAGAACCTCATCCTGTCGGCGTTAGTCGTGACGGCGCAGGGCAAGGGACGCGTGTCGGACTGCGCCCTGACACTACTGTTGTTGGCGCTATGGCCTGGGCTCGACGCGGTCCGGCGCCGCTTGGCGTGGCGCAGGATCGGCACTGCCGACGAGATCACCTCCGACATCCTCGCTCGGACGACAGAGGCTGTTCGTGCGCTCGATCTGCGGCGGGTCAACTGGATCGCCGCTACCGTTCTCAGGAACGTCGAACGTGACGCGCTACGTGCGCATCGGCGTGAAGCGGTTCGGCAGGGCGTCGTCGTCGACACCGACCCCGATGAGGTCGTCGGAGACTATGCCACGCCTGCCCCAGAGCACAGTCATGCCCGGCTGCATCGCGACATCCGCCGGGTGATCGGAGCCGATGCGACGCTTGTGATGCGGGCTGCCGTCGAGGGCTTCTCGCATGCCGAAGTCGCTGCCGAACTCGGCTTGTCGGAGGGCGCCGCTCGCAAGCGTTACCAGCGCGCTACTCGCAAGTTGCGCGAAGCCCTCCACGAAATCGTCTGAGCGGCTGTCCCGAACCCAGGGGCGATACGGCTTTTCATTGGTGATCGGCCACCCCGGCCAACTGCATGAGCAAGACCAGGCATGTTCAAGAATCGCCCAGTTCTGGAAGCCGAGATGGTCAAGATCCCAGGTCTGTTCCGACGCTGGGAGCTTCCTCAGGTCCTGACCAACCATCTCGCATTCCGAATCGAAGATGCCGGCGCGCACGAGGACGGCACGCCCTTGCTGGCGATCTACACCGCTGGTGATCGCGATCGGGAAAGTGACATCGGCAACGTGTCGCTCGGCAACTTCCTCAGCGAGAGCAAGAGATCCTGCAGACGCGTGCCGTCGCAGTTCTCGGCGCTTCCTTCTTCACCGCACGCACACGCAGCGCTGCGTCGAGCGTAGTTGTGCGTAGCTCTGCGTAGTCGTGCGGAGCTGTTTTTCCCGCAATGGCTGTTATCAACGTTGGTGAGACGGATCGCGAAAGCGATGAGTAGGAGCAAGGTGTGAACAGGCAATTCTCCAATCCATCGCTGGTCCGTCGGCTCTCGGACGCTGCCTTCTGTGCGTGGATTGCGCAGGCCCAACCGGGCGACCGGCTCGAGTACCACCGTGGTGTGCTTGCGATGGATGCCAGCGTTGACTGCAACGAATCCGAGGCCAGCCAGCGCCGCCAGCTGAACCGTGTCGCTCATCGTGCCCGTTGGGCGGCCCAGCAGGGGCTGGTTCACCTGCTCCAGCGCCGCCTGGGTCCCGACAGCTTCAGCTACCTCGCGGTCATGCGGCCGCGCCGCAGCGAAGCCGCCGTTTCGTTGTCGAAGGTTCTGCTGACGGAGGCCGCATGACTAACGTGCCCGCCATCTCGACCACCATCAGCCACTTGCCGACGCTGGTCGCCGATGCCGCGGCGACGCTGGTGAAGGCGCGCGACGCGGCCGAGGTGCTGGAAGCCCGTGATCTGGCAGCCCTGGCCTACGACGCGGCCAAGCGCGCGGCGCGGCTGGCGAAAGCCAAGCAAGCGCACGACGAGCTGATCGTCGCCGCCCATCGTGCCCAGGCACACGCTCTGCAGATCGAGGCCCAGGCGAAGATTCGGCTGGCCGACGAGTACGACGCGGCCCAGGAGCGGGGCGAGGTGTCTGGCGGTGGCCGGCCCGCAAAAACCGTTCCGGAGCAGAACGGTTTTTCGACGCCCACAGCGGCCGATCTCGGCCTCTCTCGAAAGGACGTTCATGAGGCGCGCCTTTTGCGCGATGCAGAGCGGGCACAGCCCGGCGTCGTCCATCGCACTCTCAAGGAGCAGATGGAACAGGGCGACGAGCCGACCAGGGCGGCGCTCCGCAAAATGGTTGTGGACGCAGCGATGCGTGGCCTGCGCGGTGGTCGCTCGAAAAAGCGAGCGAAGAACCCTCTCTACGAACCCAATCCCGCCTATGACGCCAGCGCCGGCATCGACGGCTGCTGCACGCGCATCGCCGATTACCTCGATGCGCATGGCGCCGAGTTCATCCTGTCGGGTTGCCTCGACGCCACCATGCTCGAACGCAGCATCGCGAAGATGACGCGCGGTCGAGACGCCCTCAACACCATCCTGGAGACTGCACGTGCTCAAGCGAACGCCTGACTTCTCGTCCCATGTCTGGGAGGCAGCCGATGTGGTCGGTCGCAACGCCCCCCGCATCGTCGACTACATCCTGAAGTCGCTTTTTCCGAACACGGCCAATGCTGCCGAGGTCGAGGGTGCCGCTCGCATTTTTCGCAACGGCTGCATCGCCGAGGTCAAGCGCGAGCTTCACAAGTGGGGCAACGGCAGTGCACAGGCCCATTTCGGCGAGATCCACGAGTCCTTCCTGCCACACGTTCGAGCGCTGCAGCGGCCCTCGTACTTCGTTCCCGAACTCGATGAGGAAGTTCCTGTCAGGGAGTTGATCGCCGACCCGGCGCAACTCGACTCGGCGCGACGCTTCATGCGGCTCAAGGGCATGCAGTGTCTGGACGAGGCTGAGCGACTCGACCGCCTGTACGAGGCCGTGATGGGTGAGGGCGATGGCGCCGTAGTTCTCCCAGTTGGCGCAGTCAGCTACGTGGAACAGGGGGAGCTGTCGCGATGATCTCCTCCACCGCCTTCCGCATCATCACCGCCGACCAGCGCCTGGCCGAGCAGCGCGGCATCAAGGGGGTGCTGACCGGCATCTCAGGCATCGGCAAGACGTCCCAGCTGTGGACGCTGGACGCGCCCCGCACGCTGTTCCTGAACCTTGAGGCGGGCGAGCTGGCCGTGCAGGGCTGGCCCGGCGACGAGGTCCGCATCCGCGACTGGGAGCTGGCGCGCGACATGGCCTGCTGGGTCGGCGGCCCGAACCCGGCGATGCGCGCCGACCAGACCTACAGCAACTCGCACTACGAGCGGGTCTGCGCCGCGTTCGGCGATCCGTCGGTTCTGGGGAAGTACGACACGCTGTTCGTCGACTCGATCACGGTCGCCTCGAGGCTCTGCCTGCAGTGGTGCAAGGGCCAGCCGCAGGCGACCTCGGACCGCAGCGGCAAGCCCGACATGCGCGGCGCCTATGGCCTCTTGGGCCAGGAGATGATCGCCTGGTTGACCCACTTGCAGCACACGCCCGGCAAGAACGTCTGGCTGGTTGGCATCCTCGACAAGCGGCTCGACGACTTCAGCCGGCCGTACTTCTCGCTGCAGGTCGAAGGCGCCAAGACCGGTCTGGAACTGCCCGGCATCGTCGACGAGGTCGTGACGATGGCGGAACTGAAGACCGAGGACGGACAGCCGTACCGCGCTTTCGTCTGCACGACGCTGAACCCGTTCGGGTACCCGGCGAAGGACCGCAGCGGCCGCCTCGACACGATCGAGGAGCCGCACCTCGGCCGGCTGATGGAGAAGATCCGCCGCCCCGCGGGCGCGCCGCCGCCGCGGCTCGACTACGGCCGCCCGGCCGACGCCACCCCGACCTCCACCGACACCGCCAAGGGAGCCTGATCCATGTCCATGGGCAACTCGTTCGACTTCAACGGCGCGGAGACCCAGTCCTCGGCCTTCGCGCTCATCCCGGCCAACACGCTGGTGAAGGTGCGGCTCTCCATTCGGCCTGGCGGCGCCGGTCCGGAAGGTTGGATGACGCAGAGCAAGTCCTCGGAGGCGATGTACCTCAATACCGAGGCCGTGATCCTCGACGGGCCCTACGCCCGGCGGCGGCTGTTCACCCGCATCGGCATCAAGGGCCGGTCAGCCAACGAGCGCGGCGAGGATGTCTACGCCAATCGCGGCCGGTCGCTGATCCGCGGCATCCTGGAATCGGCACGCGCGGTGCGATCGGAGGACACGTCCGAGACCGCCCGGACGGCGCGCACCATCCGCACGCTGGGTGATCTGAATGGTCTGGAGTTCGTGGCCAAGGTCGGGATCGACCGCGACCGCAAGAACCCGGAGGACGACGGGCGGAACGTAATCGCGGCGGCGATCACGGCCGAGCACGCCGACTACATCAAGCTGATGGGGGGGATGCCTGCCACCGTGGTGGGGGCTCTCGCAGCGGCTTCTGCGGCTCCGTCGGGCCCGGCGCCGTCCTGGGTGGGCAACCAGCCCGGCGCAGCGCCGCCCGCGGCCTCCGCACCGTTCTGGGCACGCTGAGGTTCCGCCCATGATCCCCAGGGACTACCAGCAGGCGGCCGTCGCGGCCGCCCGGACCAAGACCACTGAGCACGGCAACACGATCCTCGTGTTGCCAACCGGGGCGGGGAAGACTGCCATCGCCGGCTTCTACATCGGCGAGGAAGCGGCCGAGGCGCCGGGCAGCCGGTTCCTCATGCTGCAGCACACCGACGAGCTGATCGAGCAGAACCGGGCCACCGTGAGCGCCGTCGCCGGCGTGGCCGGAAGCGTCGTGAAGGCCGAGCAGGACGACTGGTCGGGCCGGGTGGTGTTCGGCAGCGTGCAGACGCTGGCGCGGACCAACCGGCGCACCCGGATGCCGGCGGTGTCGCACCTGGTGATCGACGAGTGCCATCGGGCGGCATCCGATAGCTACCAGAGCATCGTCGCCCACGTCCGGTCGCTCAATCCGCAGATCAAGCTGCTCGGGCTGTCGGCGACCCCGGGTCGTGGTGACGGCCGCAGCCTGCGCAAGACCTTCAGCAACGTCGGCTACCAGCTGCCGATCGGCACCCTGATCGAGCAGGGCATCCTGGTTCCGCCCAGGACCTTCACCATCGACCTGGGCGTGGACGCGGAGCTGTCCGGTGTGGAATCGACCGCCGGCGACTTCGACATGGGCCAGGCGGCCCAGGTGCTGAACCACTCGGTGTTGAACGAGGCAGTGGTGGCTCACTGGAAGGAGAAGGCGGGCGGTCGCCGGACCATCGCCTTCTGCGCCACCGTCGAGCACGCCCTGTCGGTGGCCGCAGCGTTCCAGTCAGCGGGCATCACCGCCGAGACCGTGACGGGTGAGATGAAGGCCCGCGACCGCGTCGACGCCCTTGCCCGGTTCGACCGCGGGGAGGTCCAAGTGCTCACCAACTGCATGGTGCTGACCGAGGGCTTCGACAGCCAGCCGTTGGGCTGCATCACGATCCTGCGGCCGATGCTGCACAAGGGCACGTTCATCCAGGCGGTTGGGCGAGGGCTGCGCAAGGTCGATCCCGAGCGCTACCCCGGCATCGTGAAGACCGACTGCATCTTGCTCGACTTCGCGGGGGCGGCCCAGCGGCACGGCTCGATCGAGCAGGAGGTGCAGCTCGACGGCGAGGAAGCAACGGGCGAGGCGCCGTACAAGACCTGCCCGGACTGCGCGGCGGAGTTGCCGCTCGGCACGACCACCTGCCCGTTCTGCGGCCACGTCTGGCTCAGGCAGATAGGCGAGAAGCGGGTCATCGATCAGTTCGTACTGACCGAGATCGACCTGCTGGTCCGCTCGCCGTTTCGTTGGTGCGATCTGTTCGGCGACGATCAGGCGCTGATCGCCAGTGGCTTCGACGCCTGGGGCGGCGTGTTCTTCGACGGCATCCACTGGCACGCCGTCGGCCAGCCGCGTCGAGGGCGGCTCCGGCATCTGGCAGTCGGCGAGCGATCGCAGGTGCTCGCGGCGGCCGACGACTTCCTCCGGCAGGTCGAGACCACCGATGCGGCCAGCAAGAGCCGGGGCTGGCTGTCGCAGCCGGCCAGCATCAAGCAGCAGGACCTGCTGCGCCGTGCCGGGTACGCCAATGCCACCCTCGACTTCGGCCTCTCGAAGTATGCCGCCAACTGCCACCTGAACTTCCTGTGGAACCGGCCGGCGATCCGGGCGGCGGTGCTCGCGTCGGCATCGAGGAGGGCCGCGTGACCGATGCCTTCCTCGTTCTCTTTGCGACTGCGGTGCTGGCACCCGCGCGGCGTGCTCTGCGCGGTCTGCCGGCGACCGGCCAGTGGCTTTGGCTGGTTCGACCCGGTGCGCTCGAAGCGGCCGCGGCCATCGGTCTGGTTCTGCTCGATGGCTTGCCAAGGGTTCTGGTCGCGCTTGGCTGGGAGGTCCTTCGCCGTGGTTGACCTCACCGAGCAGGAGAAGACGGCCATCGCCACCGCCATGAAGCTGGTCGCCGAGATCATGGCCGAGATCGGCTGGTCGACGCGGCTCAACGAGCTTTCCGAGCAGCAGGTGCTGACCCTGATCGAGGCCGCCGTCGGTGGCTTCCAGGACGCCCTGCACGCCACCGCCCGCAACGACACTCCGGAGATCCCCTTCTGATGGACACCCTCGACTTCAACCATCGGCCCAAGGAGCCGAACTTTGCCGACGGGCTGAACGCGTTGATCGATCGTGCCCTGGAGGCCGAGAACGAGACGCGGCCCGGCCGGGACTATCTCGGCGGATCGCGGCTCGGCGATCCCTGCGCTCGGCGCCTGCAATTCGAGTACCTGAACGTGCCCCGCGATCCGGGGGCAGGCTTCCCCGGACGGACACTCCGGACCTTTGCCCTGGGACACAGTCTGGAGGATCTCGCCGTCGAGTGGCTGCGCAAGGCCGGGCTGGACCTGCGCACGCGCAATCGAAGCGGCGAGCAGTTCGGATTCTCGGTCGCCGGCGGCCGCGTGAAGGGGCACATCGACGGCGTGATCGTGGCGGCCGAGGGGTTCGCCGTGCCGGCGCTCTGGGAGTGCAAGACGGCTAACGCGAAGAACTGGCGCGACATGGCCCGGCGGGGCGTCACCGTGGCCAAGCCGGTCTACGCCGCGCAAGTCGCGCTCTATCAGGCCTACATGGGCCTGACCGAGGCGCCGGCACTGTTCACGGCGGTCAACAAGGACACGAGCGAGCTCTGGCACGAGCTGGTGCCCTTCGATGGCGGTCTCGCTCAGTCTGTCAGCGACAAGGCCGTTCGCATCCTGCAGGCCTGCGACGCCGGCGAGTGGCTGCCGCGGGTCGCCTCCGAGCCCGGCTTCTTCGAGTGCACGGCCTGTGCCTTCAAGCAGCGGTGCTGGGCATGATGGTGGCCAGCACCGATCCCGTGCCGGCTGCGCCGGATGCCGTCGCCATCGCCACCTTCGCCGAGATCGTGTTCGGCTACTGCGACGGCTTCGTGCCGGTGCGCGCGCTGGCCGAGAAGGGCGCCGCCGACCGGCCGCCGCACACGCCGTTCCTGGCGGCGGATGCCGACCTCGCATCCCGGCTCGCGATCCAGGCGGATTGGGCCACCGAGACTGGCATGGCGCTCTATGTAGTGCCGGGCACGGTGGCGTCGCCCGGCGAGGCACGCGCCGAGCACATCGTGCAGACGCAGGTCGTGCTGGTGGATCTCGACCACGGCGACATCGCCACCAAGCGCGATCACCTGGTCCAGCATCTCGGGATGCCGACGCTCGACATCGCCTCGGGTGGCGTGACGCCCGAGGGGCAGCGCAAGCGGCATCTCTACTGGCAGCTGACCGAGCCGGCCATCGGCGAGGATATCGCGAAGGTCTGCCGGCTGCGGCACGCCATCGCCGCCAAGGTCGGCGGCGATCCGGCCTTCCGGTCCGCCCATCAGCCGATCCGTGTGGCAGGTTCCGTGCACGCCAAGGGTGGGGTGCGGCGACCTGTCGAGATCCTGCAACGCAATGCCGTCGAGTTCGACTTGCGTGAGTTCGCCGAGGCCGTGCTCGCCATGCCGCCGCTGGACGGCGAGGCTCCCTCCGATCTCGACTTCAACGACGCCACCGCGATCCGGGGAACCGTTACCGAGCTATTCGGCCAGCAGGTCCGCGAAGGCGGTGTCGACGGCACGACCCGGTTCGACGCGCTGTCCCGGGTGATCGGCTACTGGATCCGCCGCTGCCGCGAGGGCCATGTCGAGGCGGGTCAGGCCTGGGCCGAGATCGTGGCCTACAACGAGGCCCGCATCGACCCGCCCTGGCCGCTCGATCGGCTGCAGCACGAGGCCGAGCGCCTGTGGCGGCGGGATTCCGACCGGAACGGCGATCAGAGCGGAGGACCTGGCCAGCCGCCGCATGATGGCGGGCCCGAGGACGAGGCGCCGCCCCCGCAATACACCGAGGACGCGCTGGCGCTGGAGTTCACGCGCCGCAACGGTGACGACTGGCGTTTCGTGGCCGCGTGGGGTCAATGGCTGGTCTGGACCGGCAGCCAGTGGCAGCACGAGACGACGCTCAAGGGGCTGCACCTGTCGCGCCTGGTCTGTCGCGAGGCGGCGGCGCAGTGCGGACGGGCCAAGCTCGCGGCGAGGCTGGCCAGCGCGTCCACGGTGTCGGCGGTGGAGCGTCTGGCCCGCGCGGACCGGCGACACGCTGCGACTGTCGAGGAATGGGATCGCGATCCGTGGGCGCTCAACACGCCCGGCGGGGTCGTGAACCTGAATACCGGCGACCGGCGCGCCCATGATCGTGCCGACCGCATGACCCGCCTCGCCGGCGCCACGCCGCAGGGCGACTGCCCGACCTGGAAGACGTTCCTCGCCACCATCACCGACAACGACGCCGAGCTGCAGGCCTACCTGCAGCGCATGGTGGGCTACAGCCTGACCGGCCTGACCAGCGAGCACGCGCTGTTCTTCCTCTATGGCACGGGTGCCAACGGCAAGTCGGTGTTCTGCAACGTTGTGGCCGCCATCCTGGGCAATTACGCGACCACCGCGCCGATGGACATGTTCATGGCCACGACCGGCGATCGGCATCCGACCGATCTCGCCGGTCTGCGCGGAGCGCGCTTCGTGTCGGCGGCCGAGACCGAGCAGGGCCGCCGGTGGGCCGAGAGCAAGCTCAAGCTCATGACCGGCAGCGACCCGATCAAGGCCCGCTTCATGCGCCAGGACTTCTTCGAGTTCCTGCCGCAGTTCAAGTTGGTGATCGCCGGCAACCACAAGCCCGCGATCCGCAACATCGACGAGGCGATGCGGCGGCGCTTCCACATGGTGCCGTTCACGGTGACCATCCCCAAGCCGCGGCGCGACAAGACCCTCACGGACCGCCTGCTCGCCGAGCGCGATGGCATCCTCGCCTGGGCCCTCCAGGGATGCCTGGACTGGCAGCGACAGGGTCTGATGCCGCCCACCGCCGTGCAGGCCGCGACCCAGGAATACTTCGACGACGAGGACGCGCTGGGTCGATGGATGGCCGAGGCCTGCGACGTCGGGCCTTCCAGGACCGAGCTCTCCGCGACCCTGTACGGCGCCTGGAAGATCTGGGCCGAAGCCGCCGGCGAGTACGCCGGCTCGATCCGTCGGTTCTCAGAGAGCCTTGCCGCCCGGGGCTTCGAGAAGTGGCGCGAACCCACGAGTACCCGAATGGGGTTCCGCGGGATCGCACTCAAGCCAGCAACCACGTCCACCGCCCCTCTGGAGTTCTGAACGCCATGAACCTCGAAAAACCCAGTAAAATGGGCATCCTGAAGCTTCTGAAGGATCAAACCGTTAACGGCCCCACGCGCGCGCGTGCGCGCGTAGAGGGAGTAACCGATCGAACCTTCAGAAGCTTCAGAACCCGACTGGAACAGTCGGTTATTCTGGCGCTCGACCTTGGGACCACGACCGGTTGGGCCATGGCGCTGCCCGACGGCGGCATCGTAAGCGGCACTGTCTCTTTCCGGCCGAGCCGCTACGACGGCGGTGGCATTCGGTACCTGCGGTTCCGCGCCTGGCTGGAGGGCATTGCCAAGGACACGCCCGGTATCGCGGCCATCCACTTCGAGGAGGTTCGCCGACATCTCAGCACGGATGCGGCGCACGTGCACGGTGGCTTGCTGGCCATGCTGACGGCGTGGTGCGAGGAGCAGGCAATTGCCTACCAAGGCGTGCCTGTCGGCACCATCAAGCGGTTCATCACCGGCAGGGGCAATGCCGACAAGGCCGCGGTCATGTCCGCCGTCCGCGAGCGCGGCTACAGCCCGGCCGACGACAACGAGGCCGATGCCATCGCGATCCTGTTGTGGGCCCTGGAGACCCGGGGAGGGGTGCGATGAGCGCGGCCTTGCTGAAGCGCGCGGCCGACGTCTTGGCCGACCGCAGCAAGACCTACGGCGAGCCGCGCCAGAGCATGGCCGCCATTGCCGCCCGCTGGTCTGTCACGCTCGGTCATCCGGTCACCCCGGCCCAGGTCGTGCTGTGCATGCTGGACCTCAAGCTGGCCCGGCTGCAGAGGGATCCCGGC